AGTATTAAAGGTAACACATGGAGAGCACAGGGTTAAGAGATCATGGAATAGAAATTTTGAATATGTTTTTGATGTAGGTATCCCTAAAATAAATCCTAATTATATCGGCACCTATGATACTAACCTCCATGAGGAGATGCACTTTTTAGATATGCTGATAACTGTTAAGAATAATAAGGATAAGTTACCCAGTAATATGTTTTCACAGTCTTATAAACCTCTTATAGAGGCGTTTGATAAGGCTACTCCAGTTATCGGAGATAAGGCTAAAAAGCTCTTTGAGGATTTTGCCAAAGAGTGTGATATAATATATAAAAAGCAACAAGAAACCTTTAATACACAGCATGAGAAAATTAAGGAGCAGTATAGATCTGGAGCGATTGATTGGAAAAAGTACAACAGCCTTTTTAAGAAGTTGCAAAAAGAGGTTAATGAGGAGGCGGATAATAAGCGTAGGGCTCTCTTTGGAGGCGGAGTATCTGGATTACAGGATATTTACGATGCAGTAAGTAAGGGAACTTTTAGAGATACTGGACAGGTTACATACGGTCACGGATCCGCTTATTATACAGATAGGCGTAGGACTAATCCTAATTGCTCAGAAAGTTTAGCTAACTATGCCTCTCTTTGCGTAGGACATCCAGAGCTTATAGATATTTTAGCTGAGGATTATCCAGAGATTGTAACAGCATTGAGAGGATGTGTGGAGGCTATGTTAAAGGAGGTGCCTAAGTAATGGAGGAGAAGAAAATACAGATCATGGATCTTTTATCTTATGCTATCGGTATTCCAGAGATGAAATATTTTAATCTGGATAGTGATGATCTATTAGATGAAAAGATAGAGGTACTTACCCAGATTAAAGAGGGCAAGACGATAGCAGAGATCCCTAATTTTTATAAAGTGCTGGAGGATTTACCAGAGGATGATATGTGGGATTAACTCACAGGAGAGGCTAACAGGTGTAAAAACTTGTTAGCCTCTTTTTTTTTGCTCTGAAATAAAAATCTAAAGAAACTGAAAAAAGATTACATAGTAAATACATATTTTCTCCAGATATTTACCCTAACTTATGTAGAAACAGTAGGGATATTTTGCAGATAACTTACGAGGGATCAGCACTATATAACTCATTTTAAGGAGGATAACAACTATGGCAGATGTAAACACAAACACAGCTACACAGACACAGGAGCAGGGTAACGGTACCCAGACTAATACCACAGCTAACGCTAACACTACTGGAGCAGGTGCAAATAGCACTCCTAAGGTAAAGACAGAGGAGGAGATCAGAGCAGAACTCCAGAAAGAGTATGAAAAGATGGCAGATAAGAGAGTAACGGATGCCATTAAGAAAAAGGAAAAAGAGTGGGCGGATAAGCAGGCTAAGGAAAAAATGACAGAGGATGAGCGTAGACAGGCAGAGGAGCAGGAACGCTTACAGGCACAGGCTAAGAAAGATCTGGATCTTACTATCAAGGGCTTAAAGCTGGATGTAGTAGATGCAGTACAGGAGATGGGGCTGGATGCTGGCTTTAGAAACCTTATCGCTGTAGAGGACTTAGCAACTATCGCAGATGAGGATGAGCGTAAAGCTAAGCTCACTGAGAGAGTAAAGGGTATGAAAAAGCTCTTTGATGCTGAGGTAGCTAAGGAAGTTGCAAAGGCTAAAGCTGAGTTTCTCAAAGGATCCACTCCAGCTACAGGATCTACATCTAAGAAAGATGAAACTAAGTACGATGAGTACAAAAAGGCTGGAAATGTAAAGGGCATGATTAGTGAAAAACTCAATGCCTACAGAAACAGAGATGAGGAGTAAGCCAGCTCCTCAAAACAAATAACTCAACAGGAGGTAATAAGAAATGGCAGACATGATTAAAAGAAAAGATTTTCAAGAAAATGAGGTAGTAGACCTTACAGAGGAGATTAAGCAGACATCCCCTACAGATACTCCGCTTACTACTTTGCTTATGAAGAGAGGGCAGGTAGTACCAGCAAAGGATATTACAGTGACATGGAGAGAGAAAGAGCTCAACTCTGAGAGAGGCACTCTTAAGTTAGAGGGCTCTGAGGCAGGAGAGGTTATCACTTCTAGCAGAAAAACACTCTCTAATGTGTGTCAGATCATCGAAAAGGTAACACAGGTATCTGGTACAGCTAGATCCCTCAATCCTAAGGGTATCAACGATGTATTTAACTCTGAGGTGCAGGATCGCTTAGTAGAAACTAAGAGAGATATGGAGTGGTACTTCCTTAACGGTACTAAGGCTCTGGAGAGCGGAGCTACTCCTAGACAGATGAACGGACTTGTAAATTTGGTAAATGCTAACAATGTTGTAGAAACAAAGGGAGCACTTACGGAGGATCACTTCTTAGATGCACTACAGAAGATGTGGGATCACGGAGCACAGGGAGAGTATTTCTCTTTTGTAAATGCAAATGTTAAGCGTATGATTAACAATCTTGCTAAGGCAGGTAACAATGTACGTTTCTTAGGTGATAACGGATCTATGCAGAATGTACTTGGTATCGGAGTACAGAAGATCGTAACAGACTTTGGAGAAATCTCTTTAGTATTGGATCGTTATGCTGATACTAAGACTATCCTTACAGTAGATTTAGGAGAGGTACAGATCGCAGAGCTTAGAGGTACTTTCTATGAGGATCTTCCTAAGGCTGGAGATTATTACAAAGGTCATGTACTTAACGAGAGTACAATTAAGCTCCTTAACAGCTTTGCAGGATCTAAGATCTCTATCACAGAGGCAAGTCTTTAATTTTAGGTAAGGAGGTAAAAGGATATGCCTAGAAAAGCACAGAGTACTCCAGAGCAGGAGGAAAAGAAAGAGGCGGTAAATGCTCCAGCCGATGAAAAACAGGAGCAGGAAAATGGTACAGAGGCTCCTACAGAGGGTGCTGTATCCCCAGAGGTAACTCCAGAGCAGGAGGAAAAGAAAGAGGATAAGCCTAAAAAGGTGTATCACTTTACCTCTGAAAATCCTTACTTAACTGTATCCGCTGTAGGCGTGTATTTCAGTGATGGTAAGGCTAGTACAGACAATTTAGCAGTAGCTAAGTATCTGGCTGGATTAGAGGGCGTAGAGCTTGTAGAGGAATAAGGAGGGATCTCCTATGGATAGCTTAGAGCGTTGTAGGATCCTCTGTGGAATATCGGAGGATAACACAAAAAAGCTGGGGCTATTGAGTGTGCTCTTAGAGAAAGCAAGAGAGGATATAGAGGCATTTTGTAGAGATACCTTTATAGAGCCTCTTACTAACAATGAGGGCATTATTACAGGATATACGGATGTATTCCCTAAACAGCTTAAGAATGTGCAGGAGGATTTAGCTATCCAGCGATTTAGAAAGCTGGGGGCGGAGGGGGAGAGCTCTTACACCTTAGCGGATGAGAGTGTAACCTTTGATGATCCATTACCTGTATCAGTAGAAAAAAAGCTGTACCCATACCGCCAGCTATTCCCTAGATCCTATACGCTGGATGATCCAGTAGGCGGATATAAGGAGGGCTAAGGTATGCAATTTCTCTATGATAAGCAAGTGGTAGTAAAAAGATACTCCTCAACTTTAGGAGAGTTTAACCGTCCTAATAAAACTCTTGTAGAGGTTGGTACTTATGAGTGCCATACCGCAGAGAGTAGTACTACCACAGCACAGCTCCAGCCACAAAAAAAGAATACCACAGATCTTACACTCTACACGGATCCAGAGGCTCCTATTAAAAGGGGAGATATTTTATATATCTATGAGCTGGATGAGTACGATAAGCCTATTATGAGTACGGAGTTTAAG